AACAATGAACTCAAGATATTGATACTTTAATCTCTCATCCTTGTTTAATTCCTCAACTTTCGATGAAGGGAACTGAATGCCGCCACGATTTAAATTGTAAGCACCAATCATGTATGGGATTTCTTGGTGTCCAATCAATCGGATCATAATCGTGCCATCTTCACTCTGCTTGCAAAGAAAGCCATCACAATGGCCTTTACCAAAAGTCTTTGAAATTTCACCTGTTGTTTTTGCTTTAGACTCAAAAACATCCAGTGTAATGAAGCAAAGTTTAGAAGGTAATCGACAATCTTCGGAAAAAACAACTTCATTTGAGTTTTGACCCGTATCCACAATTTCATTGTGGAACGCCATAAGCGCATCTTTGAAGGTATCGGACAGATAATACATATCTGCTTCTTTTAAATCCTCCAACGCATCCCGAACACTTTGAGTCGCCTCGAATGTGCCACGCTTGGCTTGTTCGGGTTCCAAGCACCATCTGAATTTATCCATACATGTAGACACAACTTCAATAAACTTACTCATCTTCGTCCTCCTCAATTTCACCGTAACCCGAACACGTTTCACAATCGTCCATCACGGTATCAATGTAACCAATATCACGGTAAAAATTATGGGGTCGGGGCAGGTCATACTCAACCCGCCCTTCACCATCACAATCGGGACATGGAATCATGTTGCCCATGTTACCAACTCGCTTGATAGGTAACGCTGTTCCATGAATTGCTATCAACCCACTCCGCAGCATTGTCGAAAATCTTGGCATGATCTTCGGCCTCGGCTTTGTATTCATCCCAGAATTCGGGCGAACCAAAAAAGAACCCACCGCAATCTTCATTGTCGGGCAAGCCACCATCGCGCAACGCAGTAGCAATGCGACGACAATCATCGGCGCTCAAGTCAATCGGCTGACATTCATCAACGCCATCCGCAAACACCTTCACGATATACTGATGCAAAGGCGCGAACTTGCGCCAGTAACCAAGATCAAGGTTATAAGACGTAACCTCGAACCCATCAATGACGGGACGCTTGACCTCCAACGGCATGCCGCTTTCGTCGCGCTGTGTTGTATCCCAATTGCTGATGAACTTGTCACCGCGTAAATACATATCTAAGCCCATGATAAAATCTCCTTTTCACTAGACATGCCCCATATAATCCCAACTCTTATGGGTTGTCAATAAAAAAATTTATATAAATGAAATAAAAAAACCCCCGACTAAAAAATCGGGGGCTGTCTAGTTAGTGAGGCAGTAGGCAACCTTACTTGAGGTTTAATCACTAATCAGATCACGTTGCTGTAATCCAAACAGTCCTTAACGAGCTTCGGGTTGTCAACTGTACCAATCGTATAGCATGGGAAAACTTGGGACGCAAGCAAAAACCTACAGCAATATTGTAAATACCACTGGTAACTAAAACACTGCTGTAGGGAATACCACTGGCACACAAAACACAGCAGTAGGTAATCCGACAAATTGTTCGGGTTATTAAAATACCACTGGAACTTACAACACTGCTGTAGGTCAAAAAAAACCCCCGCTTAAATTTGCGGGGGCTTCATATTATTCGGGTTATGTCAGAGTCTACCACCATTGATAATGAACTCCCAAAATCCACAGCACAACTAAACCGAACACAGCAACACCAATAAAAATATCTTGCCAATCAATTCGCTTTAGGTCGCTCTCCATTTCCTCAAGCAACGCAATCAGTAACTCCTTTTTGCTCATGCTGTCACCTCCTCAACTTCGTAATTATCATCTTCGGGGCTGTCATAGCTTTTGTGCCACTCGTATTCATGGTCGCAAGCCTTCTTGTAGGCATCTTCTGCGCTGTCAGCTTTTACTGTGTAAACATCTGCAACGGTGTAATATCGTGTTACTTCAAACGTTTTCATGCCGCCAACTCCGCTTCTTTCGCTGCCGCTCTCAGATACCAATCATCAAGGCCAAAGTCTCGGTAGCCTTCTTCAATCATATCATAATAGTGCATGCTCGGTTCACGAATTGCGCCCTTGTCGCCGTTCATGTCATAGATAAGCCAGTCGCCGTTGATCTTGCGGCGGTCATACAAATGCGGATAACCCTCAAGCGCATCTAACGCCCTCAAGCAATCGTGCGAAATCTCCCACAAAACGACAGGTAAAACCATGTCAACATCTTTGCGGAAGTCCGCAACACCACGAAAAACTAAACGGTGATTGGGCAGGTAAAAGCCGCCCATAGGCTTGGCCTTCGGGCAACGGTTTGCCATCGCTTGGCGGTTCGTGTTCATTCCATATGCTAGATAATACATATTTTATTTCCTTTCTTTACTAGATAAATCTTTTTATCCCATAAAATCCCAAGTGTCAACAATAAAAGGGGGGGCGAAATGCCCCCCAATCTTCTTTATTCTGTGCGCCAGACTCGCCACGATTTTTTATCGTCGCAAATCCTAACCGCAGTTTTTCCCTTGTGAATGCGCTTAATTGCAGCGCGTAAAGAAATTGCGTGATGCTCAGTTTCAATGACAACGCTGTCACCAACTTCCATTTCACGCGCTAAAGCAACCCACTTGCCGTGAGTGTGCTTCATTGGGATCGGAATCCCCTTTTCGATTTTATGGGTGATGGTATCACTCCTTGTTAAAGTTTCTTCGCTAATAACTTTTAGCATCATCATTTCCTTTTGTTTGGGTTGCGAAAGCGCAGCCTAAGCCGCGCTCTCCTTCAAATATTCGCGCACATCATCTTCAATCAGATCAAGCGCATCTGTGATTAGGTGTTCGGTCAACTCGTTCAGCGTTTCGCGCTCAACTGTGTCAACAATAACTTTTTGAGCGTAACCGTGCGAACACTGTGCATCGTGCGCTGTGTACTGAACAAACTGGTTAATCACCCACCCGCGAATCTTAGACTCTAACTTCATGCCTACGCCGTAACGCTGCAATGAATGGCGCAAGTACGCGATATTATCGCGGTAATGATGTTCGCCCAAATAAGAGCCGTCTAACCAACAACGAAAGAATCGACGGGTTGCGTGGTTGCAATCCAAAAGATCGCCCTGAAGATCGCGGATAATGCGGGTTTTTGTCGTTGTGTCTGTCATGGCTTATGCCCTCCTCTATACTAGACAATCCCATATGTATGATAATAAATCCCATACGTCAAGCATAAAATATAAAAAAATTTACGCATTGATTTTAAACGATTTTTTACGTCAACTTTTTTCACGTCAAAACCTGACGCGGTTGACGCTGACGTAGAATATATAATAAAATCAAAGACTTAACCTGTTTGCGTCAACTACGTCAACTTTGCGTTTTGACGTAAAAAACGTATTAAAATCAATGGGTTATTTTACGTCAACTGCGTCACCCCCTATATAGGGGGGGAATAAACCCATTCCCCCCTGACGTAGAATAGACGAGCCGACAAACTGCCGTAGCTTGGGAACTATTGGGAACTTTTAGGCTTGCACCAGCGAGCGCCCAGCGGTATTCTACGAACACGATAAATTATTCGGGTTGAGCCAGCAGATGCCAAAAGTAGGTGAGCAGATAGAAAAGGGAGTAAAACGCCTAACTCCTCCCCAGCAGAAGTTTCTTGATAACTACATCCACAAAGACATGACGCAAACCGCAGCAGCACGAGCAGCAGGATACAAAAACCCGAACGTGTCAGCCGTGCAGCTTCTCAATCATCCACGAGTCAAGGAACGCATGGAAGAGATGCGGCAGGAACTCGAAAGCAAATACGGTGTAACCATAACCAAATCTGTTCGGGATATGCAGCGACTCAGAGATGAAGCATGGGAGCAGGGGAACTTCTCAGCAGCAATCAAAGCCGAGGAACTGCGCCTAAAGGTAACGGGGCTAATGGTTGCCCGTAGCCATGTAACACACGAACACGTTGACAACATGAGCCGCGAGCAGATCGTTGAGCAGCTACAGGAATTTATGGAACGTGCTAAAGATCGCATGGTTGACGTAACACCAACAGAAAATCCCACAGAATCCGAACAAATCCCTATAACTGACTGTAGCGGCGAAGCCGAATAAGTCGGGGGAAACACCGTGCGGGTCGGCTGGCGGGGTCGTAGCGCCCCCAAATCGGGCCGTCAGGTGGGGTTGTTCGGGTTTTCGGGGTCGGGCTTGGGGAATTTGTTCGGGTTACTCCTCGGGCTTCCCAGCGCCTCTACTACATATAGATATATCATTTTGTTGATCCCAACAAAATGATTGATTTATCGGGATTCGGGCTGGCGGACAACTTGCCGGGGACAACAACCCGAGGAATTGTTCGGGTTAGCTCCCCCAGCACCCGGCACTACAGTGCGCCCCGGATGAATCGCCCAGCCCGGAAGATTCCCCCGGCGCTCCAGCAGACTCCCGGCACATAACCCGAACAATTGTTCGTCCGGGTAAACTTCCCCGGCAGTTCCGCCCAGCACGGCCTGGGTAAATTTTTTTATCTTTTTGTGTTGACATATAATATAGTGTGGGATATATTGGGATTAGTCTAGTTGAGGAGATATACAATGAAACATTGGGAAGTAGAACATAACGGCGAATACCTTCGCATTGAATGGAACGAGTCAGCAACATTTAATTTGCAAACACCAGTAGGCGGTCAGTGGGTGGATTATCACTGCTTCACTTGCTACGGGATTGATAGCGAGCAAGAAGCCTTAGAGCATGCAATGGAAGTATTAGAGGAGACAGAATAATGGAAACGATCACACTGGAGTTGCCCGACTTTTGGGCAACCGCACTGTTTTATGATGACACTAGCGGGTTCGAGTATGAAGATGAAAAGCCGTTTCAAGAATTTTGCCAGTGGGCATTGAAAAACTACGGCACTTCTGAACCTGTAGATATGGATGAGGAGCCGCACTTCATGAGATATCATGATGCTGAACGCTTCGGCGTTCTTGCTTGCAACGTTCACCGCTATACTTTCATTGTCGGGAACGGCAACCCAAAGACTAGCGCAATGACAACACTTGCGCACACAATGGAGGGTTCGTAATGTTTGATGCACCTTTTGATGATTGCACTCACTGGATCGGGTTGATCTAATCGGGCTTCGGGCTTCGGGCTTTCGGGATCGGGATATGGCATATGCTATATCCCTTTTTTTATATATACACACATATATACGCACATACATATGCACATGCGTTCATTTCTTCTGAAAAAAAGTTTTTTTGCGCTGGATTTTTCCAGCGTTTTTTTTGGCTGGAAATCATAAACCGAACAATTGTTCCAATTAATCCCACAAAACCTCTTGTTTTATGGGATAAAACCATGCTAAAAGACCTTATCGGCAACGCTTTGTTGGCGATATCTAGCAAAAAACGGAGTAAAATCAATGACTTACACATTTGGAATAGAAATCGAAACATCAGGTGTTTCAATATCACGCATACAAAATGCATTTGATCGTGATGGAATACGCGGATGCCAAGTAAAACCAGATGGAACGCCAAACGTTGACGCTGAAATCGTATTGCCACCATTAGCAGATTGCCAAGTCGCGTTTGAATATCTTGAAAAGATTTGTTCTACACTTTCAAATGTTGGCGCGGACGTGAACAGATCGTGCGGCTTGCATGTTCACATTTCAAACGCGCCATTAAATGATGATACACATGCGGCACGTTTTACTGGTGATAGCATCCAACACACTTCACGTACTGGACGTTTCTTATCACAGCATGGTGAACCGATGGACGCTGTGATTGTTAAAGACATCATGCAACGCTACGAACGCCAACAAGATACATTGAACCGCATGTTTCCAAATTCACGCACCAACAATCGCTATTGCCAACCATTGAACGCAACGCGCATTGGCAACGCTAACACCATTCAAGAGTTAAATCATGGCAAGTTTTACGCTGTAAATCTTGATACATGGCGTCGCGGCACAATTGAATTTCGCCAACATTCTGGAACAATCGACGCCATCAAAATTTGGAATTGGGTTCAATTCATTCTTAACCTAGTAAACTGGACACAAACCGAGCGTATTGACACCAACGCATCCAGAACAATTGTTACTGATACGCCCGTTGATCCGTTTCGCAGAAATTCACGCGTTGGCGTTCAGTATACAATGATGCGTTCAGACAATGGCGCAACAACGCGCGACATCATGGACGCGACTGGATGTAGTGAACAGCGCGTTCGCGCGGCAGTATCTGAAATCAGAAACCGCGTTGGCGATGCGGCCGTTGTCACTCACACGCAACAATCAAATGGTGCGCGTTATGGTGATGGAACAGACCATACGCGATACCAAGTTTTACAAACGATTGAGCAACAAACTGGTGGCGTTGCATTGCTACCAGAAAACCGCATTGGCATCGCGTCCGTTTGGGCAGGTTTGTCAGATGAGTTATTCGAATATTGGAATGACCGCATTGATGAGTTGGCGCGATAAGCGCCAACCACACTTCACAGCCCCAGAATTGCCCGCCTAGTGCGGGCTTTTTTGTTTTCCAAGGTACCCTAGCCAACCCGAACAATTGTTCTGAAATCGGGGTATATGGGGCCTATGACCCCCCCTTATTTTTTGTATGTGTCGGTGCGGCACATACACAGTGTTTCCCACCTACAATCACCAGAAAAAACCTTTTCACTGCGTATGGGACCCATAGGGGGTCAAAAAAATTTTTCACAAAAAATCCGTTGACTTGTCCCATAGATACCCATATCGCTTGGGGAAAGGAGATTATTATGCCGAAATATAAGTTGACGTATGGTATTGACGATGAGTTTTGGGGTCAGAGTGCTGGCGAGGTTGTTCCTGTATTGCAGAAGCGTCATATGTTGGGTGGTAGTGATAGTGAGCGTAGTTTTCGTCGTCGTTTAGCGATTGAGATGTGTGAGTGGAATGGTAAGAATTATTGCTATCATAGCCGTGATGCGTTGGCGAAAAGCATGATTGAGAATGGTTTATTAGAGGTGATTGATTAAATTTCGATAAATTGTTAGGATTGCGTCAATTGATAGCGGAGATTTTAGATGAATGTACGCATGACGCCACCTCAAGGCCCAATGGGACAACCGATGCCGATGGGTGGAGCGCCTGCCCCGATGCCACCTATGGGTGGTCCGATGCCTGTCCCTCCGATGCAGCCTACGGCTGGACAGCAACAGAAGCAGGGATTGGGGAGTGCGTTTGGCGGGAGTGCGCAGGGTCGCGGTCAATTTAAGAATTTCATGTCTGCGAAGAAGCAGACGAGTGCGTTGGTTCCACCGATGCAGTCTTCGATGCAACCTATGGGTTCTGCTCCACCTATGGCGCAACCGAGGATGGCTCCACAGCCTATGTTGCCGGGTCCTGCTCCTCAGATGATGGGAGCGATGAAGCCTATGGGTGCGCCACAGATGGGTGGTCCTGTTCAGGCGGGTCGTCCGATGCGTGGTACACAGGGTGGATTGGGCAGTGCGCCAGTTCAGTTGAACCGTGGTGGTGCTGTTCCTCGTCAGGCGGAGATTATGGGTGAGCCGCATATGTTGGCGTATATTAACCCTGAAGAAGAGGCGTTGCTAAGGGGGCTTGGTGGTTCTGGGGTTTCGGGTCCGGGCGGTGTTCCTTCGTATATTACTTGGGATGATGTTGTGAGCTTCTTTAGTGGCGGCGGCGGCGGAGGTGGTAATGCGTCTGCGGGTAGCGGCGGCGGTGGCTCAGGTGGCGGCAGCAATAACAATAACAACAGCAGCAGTGTTCCTGTTTACGATAACTACTATGACGCGATTGATGCGGAGGGTGTTGGTGCTACGGTTAATATTGGTGGCAAGATTGTTAAAGCTGAGACTGCTGATGGTTATACTGGCAGCGGAAATAATACGAACACCAGCAC